ACCCATCATTGCTTCGAATTCTGCTTTTAGTTCGTCTAAAGCATCTTCTAAGTCAACTACTCTGTCTTCAACATCACCTTCTGCGTCACCTTCTGCATCTTTGTCCATGTCCATCTCTGGTTTGTCCATTGCATCGTGCTCGCCTTCTTGATCTGCTGAGATGTCTTTAACCAATTCGTCAGTAGCGTCGCCGCCCATTTCTTCAATTGATTCTTCTTCAGTAGTTTCTGATTCTGTAGCTTCGTCTTCGATTTCTACCACTTCATCAACCTGCTCGTCTGATTTAGCTTCTTCGGTAGTTTCGTCAACTTTAGCATCTTCTTTTGATTCTTCTGCAGTTTCTTCTACTTTGTCTTCTGTAGACTCGTCTGCTAGGTTCTCGTAGATATCTCTAGATTTTTCTACTACGATTTCATGAAATAAAGCTTCTGCTTTATCATTTTCTTCGTTTATTAGCAATTCTAATAAACTTTCAAATTTATTGTTTGACATTTACACGTGCTCCTTTGTTTTACGTAAGATTTGTACTTATAAGTGTTTGTATTTACTGTAAAGGTGAGAAAACGGTGCTGAAAGGTGGTTTAATATGGCGTTTTTTGTTATTTGTCTATTTGTTTTTTAATATTATTGAAGAGTCCGCGTTTACTATCATTTATTTGATCTATTTTATTAAGATCAGCAGATAACCTTTCCTGCCATCCCCAAGACTGTCCACACACGTTGCAGAACAATATCTTGTCCTGTGAACCATAGGTGTATTTTATCCCCTCGTGTTCTATGCCTTTTGGTCCTGGACCATAACATATGAACGCATTTTCCCAAGTGCCCTCTGTGTTGGCATTAGACACCAAGTTCATCTCTTTCAAATTGATTTTGTGTATTGCCATCTGACTATTCGTTATTTCTTATTGATCCTTTGACTAGGATCTACTTTCAGTAAGGACTTGTTATTGTTAATTTCTTTTCTTCTTTCCGCTTCTGCCATCTGGGCTTGAACACCCACACCGTTCATTCTTTCTTCGTTGCCGTAGATTGTATCACAGAGGGGGCAGACCAGCACGACGTCATTGATGCCCATAACCATGTGAGTTGGGTCGTGTTTTGGTTTACCATCGAGTCCTCCAGAACATGTTACTTCTGTGTCCGGATCAATGTACCTGATGTCTTTCCAATTCCAGTTTTTGTCCTTTTGGATGCGTGCCATGTATGGATATTTATAAACACCAAAAGCGATGCCTGAAAAAACAGACACCGCTTTTGGAAATTGATACGAACCAATCCTGATATACTCTCGTATACCAACCCGGGTTGATCTATGTAAACATAGTTGCAAGAGATCCGTCGTGGAAACTTGTACCACTCACGTTCCAGATTGCATCTGTGATACAAACGTAGTCGATTTTTGTTCCTATAAATCTACCTTTTGTGTCTGCACCCTGTACGATTTGGTGATCAGCCGCTATCGGACAGTCAATACCTAATGTAGCACCTGCGTTGGTAGCCACAACACTACCTAGAGTGTCTTTGTCAACACACATGATAGCTCCTTGTAAAGTGTCTGATGAACTTGCCGCATTTATCGTGAATGTGTTTGAAGTCACAGTCGCCGCTAAGTGGAAACCGTAGTTCAAACCTGCGTCCGCCGCTGGTAAAGTTACAACACAACCTGCCGCCGCAGTGATAGTAAAGATACTACCTGACTGAGCTACTGTAGGTGCTAGTGTTGACGCCGTACTCGCTACGATATTTATTTTATGGTTCAAAGCCAAAGGAACACCGCCAGCTGTAGATCCATCTGAGATAAAGAACTGATTGCTTGAATCATCGAAGAATAAATCTCCGTCTCTACCTGTGTGTGAAGCTCTAGCTTGGGCAATTACTTTACCTAAGAGTTTTCGAGTTGCCATATTTTTTCTCCTTTATATGGGTTATGACTGTTATAGCATGATTGCTACTTTGATACCTCTATACAGTGCAGTGAACATTTTTTGGAGATCCACTGGACCTTTATACATACCAGTCTGTACGGATATTTACCAGATATATTGCGGATTTAACGTGTAAGATTAAACTTATCGAGGAATTCTTCTGTGCTGGGGTGATCTATGTTGCCCTTCCACTGTAGGTCCTTGGGTTGGAACCAGTCTTTGGGTATGACCCTGTGGAATTTTACGTCGGGATAGTCCTGTAGACATTTTTTAGTCTGATTCATCCAGTTGCCAAAGAACGTGGCCTGCTCGTTGCCCTTCTTGTAGTTCCTGCTGTCCTTGAACAGGTTGTTGACCTTGAATCTGTTGTTCTTGCCGCCCTCTGACAGCCCCTGGTAGTCAAAACCCAGGATGTATATTTCCTTGAATCCGCGATCACAGGCCATCCTCAGTGCCGTGGGTCCGCTAGACCAACCCAGGCTTGGCTTGAACCATTGCACGTGGTCCAGTATCTTGGGATTCTTGTTGTATTGTGCGTTGAAGTTGGAATATACTTTATTTTGTAATAGATAATCGCTTTCGGCTATCTCTAAAACCATTTTAGGGTCAACTGCGATCAGGAAGTCAGGTTTGTCTGTCCTGTAAACACCGTTACAGGCAAATACAGTTCCGTGTTTCTTTAGGTCATCGATGTCTATGCCCTTCCGAGATTCACCATTCCCTAGTACGAAAGCTACTTCGGCCATACTACAATGCTAGATCGTCTGTTCCTGCAGGTTGTCCATACATCTTTTGTGTGAACACTGCCTCTTCCTTTTGCTGAGCATCGTGTGCCTCTGATGCAAGTCTCATGGAATTGATCTGTATCAGTGTCATTCTCGTCTTCCTTGTGTCGTTGTCGTCGAGCACTGATATGTCATTCTCCGGTTCGTAGGTCTTGTCCTGTTCAAAACCGTTTGCCGTGTGTGTGAAAAATTCGTTTAGTTTCATTACTACTATTTAACCAATTATACTTGGCCTCCTCCGCCTGTGCCACCTGCTCCTCCCGGAGTCTGTCCCGGCACGCCCGGTTGTGGTGCACCCGGTTCTGGTGCATCTGCATCTGCTACAGGTTCCTCGAACTGGTCTAGGTCACTTGATATGCCTGACTGTGTCACGCCGCCCTGTCTCAATTCATTGTTCTTGGTCTGTTTCTTCTGTGGTACGTTGTTTTCCTCGGCCCATAGTTCAGCATTCCTTGCCATCTCTTCCTCAGTGAGTCCAAGATATCTTTTCAATGCGAATCTTTTACTCATGTAAGGCAGTTCTGCCACCTGTGTGAACGTTCCAACCCTGCTTTGGTCCATCTCTGTCTGTCTGTACTGTGCAAAGTTCTGTGGTGGGTTCAGTTTAAGGGAGAACATGCTGTTGTCAATGTTGTAACCCTTGCCCTTGATCCAAAGTTTGAACTCATCGTCGAACGTTGTCGCCAACATGGATTGCAATCTCGCACAATATTTGTTGAATCTCAATTCCTGTATGTAGGCTGTTCCGACCCTACCATCATTGTACTGTTGTCCGCCATCTTCCGCACCTGTTGGTAGGTAAGAACTTGGAATCCTCAATCCTCTGAACAGTTTGTTGGTGAAGAATCTTAGATCATCAATCTCACCTAGGTTTGTACCACCCGGCAGTGTGTCTACCCTAGATCCCCTGCCCTCTGCCGTCTGTGGGAAGAAGTAATCTTCGTTTATACTCATTGGGTTGTATGTTGCATCTATGTAGTTCGCCCCGCCCGATGCACTTGGAATCCTTCTTTGGTTGATCTCATTCTTGACCCTCTCAACGAACTGCATGGCCAAGTGTGTTGGCATGTTACCCACGTCGATGTAGAACACTCTTCTCTCGGGTGCTCTCTGAACCCTGTAGATTATGATTGCGTCCTCTAGTAATTCTTTCTGTTTGTAGACCTTGAACACCTGTTCCAGCACTGACTGTCCGAATGGGAATAGGTTGTCCAGTCCATCTGACATACTCATGTGTATAACGTGTTCCGCATTGATGTTGTATGCGTTCATGGTCTTGTAGAATCTTCCACCAGCTCCACCACCACCGCCCATGTTTGCACCTGCGCCTTGGTTCATGTTGCTTTGTCCATATCCGCCACCTGCTCCTCCTCCACCAGTTCCTGCACCACCATAGGTCTGGTTCGGTGTTATCTGTGTCGCTGAAAGTCTCTGTAGGTTGGGGTTGATGTCTCTGATCACGTACTGCTCGGGTTTCTTGCCCTCTGATTCGTTCACAACGATCCTGTCAACTTTGGCGTTGTCTATGTACAACCATTTCATGGTCTCTGGATCCCTCACGAAGAAACAGTCTCCGTACTTGAGTGCGTTCCTGAATATCCTGAAGATCCTCTTCTGGAATTGGTTGGAATGGGTCCACTGTTGTAAGGCCTTCTTGAGAAGTTTCACCTCATGTTCCGTTGTCTCGTCCTTGAACACGAGATCGAAAGGTGTCTCGTTCTCTGTGTTCTGTTGTGTTGAGAATTCTGCCAGGATGTCCAGTGCCGCATTGATCTCCGAGTCTGAATCCATTTGGTCATATTGGAAGTATCT